CGTCATGCTTATGCACAGTGTCATGGTGACTGGCAAAGCAGATCTTAGGGGCCTTGCCTATGACTAGGATATAGTTACCTTCACGGTCAGGTTGACCGAACACTGGTCTGAGGTACTTGTCACAGAAGTCATTCTGAGTTTCTGAGGCTTGTGGGCGACAGAACGCCAACATCTCTACTAATTTGTGCATTCTGTACCTAGCTTTCAGTATTAGGGGTTGACGGGTCGAGGTCATCTGAGTTGTCATCTGTCTTCTCTTTCCAGACACCATCGGTGTCACAATAATAATAGTTACCGTTGTCTACTAGCTCTGAGGCTGAGACCTCATCGCCGTTCTCAAGCTCTTCCCGACGATCGGTATTATAGATCTCGCCGTTCCAGTCAGAGGTAAAGTAATCGCTGTTGTAATCGTCACAACTAATAGTCTCACCATTTGCAGTGGACATAGTATCTTCGTCTACCCAAGTCTCACCGCTTTTAGTAGTGACGGTATGATTAGAGACACAATGAGGGCAGTACTCTTCATAGTCAGAGGAGGCTGTCTGGACGGTTGTCATATCGTCGTTAGCCTCATCATCCCCGCAATAGCTACACTGGCTGATATGGTCAGAGTAACAGTCTTGGCAGTACACATTGTCATTAAAGTGCATCTGCTGGTCTCTGCGTATACCGTCATCACATATGTCACAGGTCTGACTATTACCATAGAGTATGCCTTGATAAGTGGTGGCGCTAATTTCGCCGTGCCGATCTACAACTAAGAACTTACCGCAACAGCTAGTCCTCAGAGAACAAGGTGCGACATCAAGGTATGGGCCAATGTACTCCCCTTCGTCATAGTCAAAGCGTAAGAGCTTTGCACCCTGCCAACTTTTGTCACTATGATAAGAGTACATCTCTATGCCTAAGTCAGACATATGCTCTTGCAGCTTGTCCATAGACTTCTCACAGACGCCATATATTGGTGCGGCAACAGGATCGTTCTCTGAGCCGTCATAGACAATGCAATTACTGCATATGTGACCCTTATCGTCCTCTGACCAATAGATAGTAAAGTCCCCAGAGGCGTAGGCTTCCGTGGGTTGATGAGGTAATCTATTACGTTCAGTAAAATCGTACCTCATACAACTATTATTAAGGTTCTTGCGAGCATGACTAGTGTCAGGGTTCTCGACCTTGCCAATAGTTCCATGCTTAGCGTGGGCAAAGTCAGCCCTAGTCTTACCAGACTTAATAGTCAGTTCCTTGACAGAGAACTCGTGACGGTAGGCGTCATTAAGCATCTCTATCTCTTTATCAGACAGGCAGGGGAACATCCGTCTGATACCTTTGCCAGACCGCACCATTATGCGACCTTCTCTGCCATTGTTTCTGCCCTTTTGGTCAGGCCAGAGCACCATGAAACCGGAAGACTTAGGCTCAAGGTTGGGAAGCATAGTGTTTCCTATGACTTCTATTGCCTGAAGAATGTAGAGCTTTCGTTCCTCAGTCAGTTCTTTGATCATAGCTATTAGAATCTGGCCATGGTCTTCTCTTAGTTCCCCATCTTCTAAGGCAGTATAGACTGTCTGACGGGCACGTCTCATAACGTAGCACATCTGATCCAGTTCCTCGGTTGCTATGCGCTTTACTCTGGGTTCTAGCCATGTTTTGACCCTACGAGCTAAACCTAAGCTGTCAGGGCTAGAGTTTATGTCATAGTCAGGGAAGAGCTTGAGCGCTCTGTCCCATGCCCTGACTTTCATTTCTGGAATGTAACGGTCGGCTAAATCATAGCTGATCATCTTAGTTCTCCTGTAAGTTCTACTATTAGTAAAAGCTCAGAGTGAGCAGGCCAAAGGTATTCTGACCCAAGATCAATTTAACAGAAGTGGCCCTAGAAGTCAATAACATAGTGTTTCTAATAGTTTAACTCTGAGCAAAACTATTGTGATCACAAATGCAAAAGTCTGTGATCACAAAATTCCCAGCTTGTGATCACAATAGTTTTTCTATGAGTGAACATCATAATGATAGGCGGGAAAAGGCTCTGGGGGAATATCTTTCGTTGTCAGGGGGTTAAAGTCAGATTTATTGTCAGAGAAACGATTCTGAGTACTCTGGGGCGACAAAAGTATTAGGTTAAAAGGGTGCGCACTCTTAGTCCGAGTCTTAGTATTTTCCTGAGTAAACGGATGAACTACGACTATTAAACATATGATTACTCAGACTATTTCCCACGGTAGGGGTCATAGTGTTACTATTAGTAAGAGTCTGAGCCGCTTGCGGAGCAAGAGTAATATTAAAATCATTTCCCACGGTGGGGGTAAGAGTATTACTATGACTATGACTCAGACCCCATGAGCGAAGCGAGGTCAGACTATTTCCCACGGTAGGGGTCAGGCTATTTCCCACGGTAGGGGCTATTTCCCATGGTAGGGGTCCGGCTATTTCCCATGGTAGGGGTCTTAGTAATACTATGAGTCAGACTCAGAGACTCGCCTTTAGGTTGAGGGAATTTTGGTTTACTCGCTCTCCTTTAAGGTGATCATCTTTAAGTTGTATAGAATGATTCTAAGTACCTTATAGGTTGTATCGCCTATAGGTTGTATAGAACGATTCTAAATACCGTTTAAGTTGTATCGCCCATAGGTTGTATAGAATGATTCTAAATACCGCATAGGTTGTATAGCCGCCTCCTCGCCCATAGGTTGTATTAGCGTTTGTTCATACACCCTATGGTTGTATCGGGGTTACTCGCCTATAGGTTGTATTAGCCACTATCTTATGATACCTCTGAATATGCTTAATAGTGCTTGCAATTACCCCTAAAGTATGTCATTGTATTCCTATGGGTCAGAAGATACCCTTTACCGCCTAAAGTATAGGCACTAACCTTTGGAGATACTAACATGGCTAAAGATACAAACACCCCGACTATCGAGACTACACCTAACCTTTTGGATGCCTCTTGCTACAAAGGAGCTAAATCATCTCTTGAGTATGCCATTGCCCCCCAGAAAGTATTTCGTCGGGTAATGCTTACGACTGTATGTGACCTACTTAAGGAGGGGTTTGTTCGCTTCCCTAACCTTTCGGATAGCAACAGAGTCAAATTAGTAGACGGTATAATCAATTCGTATGTACGTGAATTTACTAATGGGGGGTCAGCATATGGCCCTGAGTCAAAAGCATTACTAGTTACTACCCTAAAGACGGTATTTACCCCACAAGAGCTAGAAGTGCTCTCAAAAGGTGCCAAATTTGCCGAGACTCTCAAAAGTGTAGAGTCCATAGATACTTCCGTATCTGACACATCCGAATGGGAGGAATAAGATGCTAAAGGAGGTACTTTATATCGTTATGATGTCTTTTGCCCTCGCCGCTATCTTTTGGGTAGGTATATCAGCCTTTTTGTTAATGGGATAGACTAAAGGATGGGGACCTGTACTTAGGTATGGGTCCCCTATATTCTAAAGTATAGGTTCTCGCCCTTGGCGATTGCACCCCTATCTATAACATAAAAAAATACCTTGGACTAACAGCAGTAGCCTTGGACTAACAGCAGTAGCCTTGGACTAACAGCAGTAGCGACAAAGTGTCACACTAAGCCAAATAAACACATGTCCACCCCTTGACAATCAAAAGTTAGTACCTATGTATCATAAGACAGGACAGGCTACATATGTTATACATTTGTTAAGCTTAATTAGATTACTATTAGTTTTAATCATAATAGTTAATAATTAAAAGAGACAAATGACAACATATGTTTAACTTAAGTGGTAGGTATATGTTAGTAGACTTTAGAGAAATCGTACACCATGACAACAAAAAGATCATAGACTTTAGTGTTTATTGTGTTGTCAAGTATAAGGGCAAAAAGTATTACTATATAAATAAATCTAAAGAAGACTGCTTATTAGACCTCTTAGAAGACATAACTGATGAGGAAATCTTTGTAGAAGAACTTGAACCTTAACTAAACCTTTTATTTTTGTTGTCGTTCTTACTTAGAATAGACAAGAGTGTTCCGCTCACGTATAACTTTCTTTTGTTTAACATCAGTGTCTTATACGAAATATACAAAATAGTTACCCTTTAGGGGTTGACATTTGCAAAATAGTACCTATGTGGTATAACACGGCAAGAGTCAAACTCATACCTCCCCAACTGTTTTAGCAATGAGTGAGACGCAGAGTAGCTGACCTTGCCCCCTTATTTTCCCATGACGCTTGATTAAAGTATCAGAGATGTCACAAAACCCTCAATCGCCACTGTATATACTAGAGAGCCCCCAAGTGTTATGACTTATCCCAAGAATCAGGTGTTGCCCTATAGTAAGCCTATCTCTAAGTATGTCCGTCAGGCAGTGCAAGATGGTGTGCAGATTAAAGATATTATGGCTGCTGTAGCTAATAAGTATGAGAGTGCCCCTAGTTCCCTTGGTACCTTCTATAAGTTGTACGGTAGTGACATAGCAGAAGCTAGATCAGAGATTGTCTCTAAGGTAGGCAATGTAGTCGTACAGCAAGCCATAGACGGACACTTTGCCTCACAAGAGTTGTTCTTGCGTAGTAAGGGCGGTTGGAGCCCTCAGAGTACTGTTAACGACCCCGACGAGTACACAGACCCAGATCAGGACAATAGTGCTATTGACGCACTGATGACCTTATTGGGCAAGGATACAGATGAAGACTCTGACACAGAAGACGCAGCGTAAACTTACAGCAGAGTCTCTAAGAGACTTAAGTTCCCATAAGCTTAAAGATGCGTTGAGTCAGTTAACTCCTGAACAAGCAGAAGAGTTAAAGCATGACTGGTCATTCTGGGCTAGACAAGACCAACTAGAGCCAGAAGGTAAGTGGAACACTTGGGTAGCCTTAGCTGGTAGAGGTTGGGGTAAGACTAGAGCTGGTGCTGAGTGGGTCAGGCATAGAATCAAGATGGGCGATCGTATCGTTCATTGTGTTGCCCCCACTAAAGGTGATGTTCGTAGAGTTATGGTTGAGGGAGACTCAGGTCTCTTAAATGTCTGCCACAAGAGCGACAAAACGTACCGTAAGGCTGACATGGGTTATCCTGTGTGGTCTCCTACTAATAACAGCATGTCTTGGGCTAATGGTGCTAAGGCTGTCTTTTTCTCAGCAGAAGACCCTGAGAGACTTAGAGGACCACAGGCTCATAGTGCATGGTGTGATGAGTTATGTGCTTGGAGAAACGCACAAGACACTTGGGACATGATGCAGTTTGGCCTACGATTAGGTAAGCGACCTGTAGTCTTCGTTACTACCACACCCAAGACTACTAAGCTTCTCCGTGGCATATTAGATGATGAAACTACACATGTATCCACTGGCTCTACATTTGATAACAGTGCTAATCTTGCTGATACCTTTCTTGTAGCCGTAAAGAAGACCTACGAAGGTACACGATTAGGGCGACAAGAACTCTACGCAGAAATACTAGATGAAGCCTCTGGCGCCTTATGGAACAGACAACTGCTATCATCCTGCGAAGTAGACAAAGAGGACGTTCCCCAGTTAAATCGTATTGTAGTAGCTATAGACCCAGCTATTAGTAATAACACTGATTCGGACATGACTGGTATTATTGTAGCTGGTGTAGACGTTAACGGTACAGCATATGTCATAGAAGACCATACAGGCAACTACAGTCCTCAAGCTTGGGCTGCTAAAGCTGTTGAGTTATATAGAGAACACATGGCTGATAGGATTGTTGCCGAGAAGAACCAAGGTGGCGACATGGTTAGACATACGCTTCACACAGAAGACGAAACCTTACCGATACGTCTAGTCCACGCCTCAAGAGGTAAGATGGCTAGAGCAGAGCCAGTATCTGCACTCTACGAACAAGGGCGTGTAAAACACGTCAGAGGGCTTAACGACCTAGAAGATCAGATGGTTCAATGGGAACCTCTTGGGTCTATGGGATCACCAGACAGACTTGATGCGATGGTATGGGCTATCACTGATCTTAGTCTTAACGGATACGCCAAGCCTCAACTTAAATTGGCCTACAGTTCGGCTAAAGGACTATTATAGATGCCTAGAAAACTAAGCCAGAGTAAGGCCACACAGACCCTTGGAGTAAGCGGACAGAACGTCCGTAACGGTCAGATCAGGTCTGATGAGTTTATTCCAGAGTTAAGAGGTAAAGCAGCGATACGAAAGTATCGGGAAATGAGAGACAATGACAGTACTATTGGTGCGGTTATGTATGCTGCTGAACAAGTACTTCGTGACGTCAAGCTCAAAGTGGAGCCAGCTAATGATACCCCTGCAGCAAAGACTGAAGCAGAGTTTGTCGAGAGTGTCCTTAATGATATGGAACACTCCCTTGATGATCATATTGCAGAAGCACTATCAAGCCTTAGTTATGGCTTTGCTTGGTTTGAGGTTGTCTATAAGCGCCGTGTTGGGCCTACTCAAAGGTCGTACAAGAAACATAGTAAGCATACTGACGGACGTATGGGTGTGCGCAAGATTGTGTGCCGTGCGCCTTGGACAGTCTCTCGGTTTGATGTAGACACCAAGACAGGCGAAGTATTAGGGCTTTATCAGGACACAGGCTATGCTCTCTCAAACCACTATATCCCAGCTAACAAAAGCCTTTATTACCGTACTACCAGCATTAATGGTGATCCTTCTGGGCGCAGCATCTTACGTAATGCTTATACGTCTTACCAATACTTAAACAACCTACAGAGCATAGAAGCTATAGCAGTGGAACGTGAGTTAGCTGGTATCCCAGTAGCTCGTATCCCCTCTGAGTATCTCTCAGGAGACGCTACAGCAGCACAGTCAGGTTTTGTTGCCAATCTTGAAGGAATCCTTCGTGATGTAAAGTTCAACGAACAGGGCTACATCATTACACCTAGTGATACCTATCCTGACAAAGATGGCTCTCCTACAGATATACGTCTGGTAGACGTAGAGTTGATGAGTTCTAGTGGCACTCGTAACCTAGACATCGACCCCATTGTAAGACGGTATCAGCATGACATTGCCCGTAGTGTACTTTCTGAGTTTCTTATGCTTGGTGGAGGTAACAACGGATCATATGCGCTTTCTAAAAGTAAGACTGACCTGTTCCTACGTGCCCTAGAGAGCTACATCCAAGCTATTGTAGATGTTCTTAACAAACAGTTAGTAGAACGTTTGTGGCAGCTTAACGGACTTAACTACGACCTCATGCCCTGTATCAAGGCTGGTGATGTTGCCCCACACGACTTACGTGAGATTGCAGCATTCCTTCGTAACCTTAACGGTGCAGACATTAACGTCAGTGATCACCCAGAGGTTATACAAGACCTTATGGACATAGCTGAACTGAACTATGACCCTATTGCAGAGGTCACAACAGAAACTGACCTGCCTACTGAGGTAGAAGACAACAAGGAAAACACATAATGGCTATTACTACAGCACTAAGCAATGTTTTTAAGTTAGAGTTGCTTAAAGGTAATCACGACTTTGATAACGACACATTTCGTGTAGCACTAATTAAAGAAAGCCCAAGTGGTACTTATGGTGCCGCAACAGTAGCATACTCAGAAATTGGTACAAACAGTGATAACCCATCTGGTTCTGGTTACGCTGGAGTTTTTGATACCATCTCCACAGGCGCACAAGCAGCTATCGCCACTGGATACCCTCAGATGGATGGTACAACTGCCGTTATGGACTTTGATGATGCAGTATTTGCAAGCGTAACTGTTCAGGCTGATGGTTGTATTCTTTATAACCCTAATGCTGATAGTGCAGCTAATGTTATAGCAACGTTCGATTTTGGTGGTACAGTCAGTGCTACCGCTGGTGACTTCACTATTCAGTTCCCTGCCCCCGGTGCTTCCACAAGTATTCTACGCCTAGCCTAATCTGAGGATACCTAAGAATGGTAAAGTTCGTCAACAGAGTTAAACTTAATCTGACCACTACAGGTACAGGTACAGTAACCTTTGGCTCTGTTGTCGATGGCTTCCAGAGTCTTACTGATGCCTCTGTTGTTGATGCTGACGTTGTAAGATACACTCTGGAAAGTGGAACTAATTTTGAGGTAGGGACTGGCACTATAGGACTAGCTGGTGGAACTTACACTATGGCTAGGTCTCCTAGTTCTTCCTCTGAATCTGACAACTCAGCTATTAACTTAGGTTCTGGTGCGGTATGCTTCCTTACCATGCTTGCAGAAGATGTTGTTCAAGTCTTAGCTGACTTAGATAATGTGTCCTCTACCGCACCCGCTGGTGGTCAAAATTTATCTTACGATTCAGGTACTAGCTCTTGGGTTCCTGCTTCCCCTTCTGGTGGTATTACAAGCGTAGGTAACTACGCAGGCCTTCCTGCGTCACCTAGTGAAACAGACCTAGCTTGGGTACAAAATACTAAGGCATTATACGTCTATGACGGTGCAGAGTGGGACAAAGTGGCTACAGGCAATCAAGTTGCACCCCGCTATACAACCTCACCACCAGCTACACTGCTGTTGGCAAATGATGGCTCTACCACCTCCGACATAGTTACTGTAGCAGTAGACGATATGGGTTATCCTGTGCAATACACATGGGATGCTTTCTCTGGCTCAAATGTGTATGGGCCAAGTGCGTTGCCTCCACAGCTAACAGCAGTTAATGTGAACCAAAACGGAACTTACACGCTGACCCCTAGTGGCACGTCATCTAATGCGGGTGACGTTAGCTTTAGGGCGCAGGCATCTGACGGAGTTGCGACAGTAGTTGGCGTCACCACCTTAACGCTGCAATTCTCAGCCAACTTTACAGTATCTTCGCTGTCTCGAAATGGAGACACACTTTCAGCTTCCTCAACTGGTGCGTTTGTAGCCTCCACAAACGGAGGATTTATTTCTACGAGTGGCTTCCTAGTCGGAGACGTTTTGGATTTGGGCAAAAAGTACTTTGAGGCCAAGTACACTCAGGCCCACACTCTCACAAACTCTGGCTTGTACACTGGCCTTATTGACGCTGTAAGGGGCGCTAACAACGATACAGGTTATTCTACATCGCCCGGCGGAAACGTGGCTGTTTGGTTTACGCAGGGGGGAAATGTTGGACACAACGGGCCTTATGACGTTGAGGCAGGGTTTACCAACGGTGGAAAATGGACTTCGGGTGTTTGCGCTACTGGTAACAGCGTTACCACCGCTGACGTACTTATGTACGCCTACGACACGACTGCAAAAAAGGCTTGGTTTGGCATAAACAACAACTGGAGTCTCTTTACTGGTAATCCTGTCACTGGGGCGGGTATGCCTATGTCTGGCATCACTGGCGCTGTGCGGTTCTTTGTTGCTTACAACAATGTTTCTGGCTCTATAGGTTTGCAAATTCAAACTGGTGCTGGTGGAACCCCAACATACTCAGCCCCAACGGGGTTTGAAGACTACTAATGTTAGGTTTTGCCCCCCTTGCATCCACCACATTAGGCGGTTCTGGTGCTGTCAGAGAAGTAATATTAGCAGATGTAACAGGAGTTCAGGCTTCTGTAACTTTAGGAGTTATCTCCCTATCTACTGACGCCACTATATCTGATCAAGCCTTAAGAAAGCCTGAAACTGTTTACTTCGATGACCCTAATAATGACGGTGTTGGAGTTATACGCAGGAATGAGGGCAACTTTTACACTTGGACAAACGCTTTTATCTTGGGTATGCGGCCTCAGGTATTTACAACTGGCCCAGACAAAGACAATGCAACAAGTGGTCCCATTTGGGATGAATCGGTAGCTGGCGCCAAAGCTCTTTCTGTACAAACTAAGATAACCTCTGGGTTAACCTCTGACCCGATAGTGTCTCAGTCCTCATGGGTTCCTTTGGTTAACGGTGACTACACCTACCCAGCTACCTATGATGCTTCTCTTGGTTATGATGCTAGTAACTCCTACCCTGTCACGGTAAACCTAAACCACTTGCCCTCTGAGACCATCGTTAACAATGCGGCAACTATCAGCACTATTGATGACCCTCTCTTAGCTACCCTCACTTTCCCTGCTTCTGACCCTGACTTGTTTAATGTCGTTGTTGGACAAGTACGCACAATAAACACTTTTGATACGACTAACACTGATACATACTTTGACAGCCTTATTAATGGACAAGCGGGTTCTTTCCTTGACTCTCTTGTAGGGGAAAACAAACACTATCTACTACAGAAATATGATACAGACAAAGGCTTCGATGTTGGTACTCTCTCTGTAGCAGCGTCTGGTACCGATAAAACAGACGATACTATTCTAGCGGGAACATGTAACTACAAATACATTATCCCTGATAGTGATTCCCAAGGGATTACCCTTGGTTTTAACAGTGCTATTGCAATACCTGTTACAGAAGAACTATTAGGTTTTGAAATAGACTTACAAGACAGCTTATCAGACCTACAAGCTAATGTCTCCATAACCTTGTCCTCCGGTTTTGACATTGGTACTGTAGGACTACCTGACCCTCAGTGGTACTTGAGTACGTCTAGGGTAGAAATTATAGCGGAGCCTAATCAGCCTGCTAATGATGTAATATATCCTTACGCATCTCGTTCACCTACTGCTGGTCCTACACAGACAGACTTTGACTTTGTAGTATCTCTTGGTGTCTTAGCTGGTCCCATAGCTGTTGATCAACCTGTAGGTGGTTATGATGCCACCTTAACTTTAGGTACTCCTACTCTTAGGTCTTTTAATGTTATACCTGTAGCTTCTCTAGTTACTACACTAGGGTCAAACCTTTCTGGTGTAGTAGGTCAACCTACAGAGATTATATACCCTTCTGACAGCATACTTATAACTTCAAGTCTGGGAAGTATTACAACTCTAGCTACCTCTAATGCTGTATGTACAAGTAGACTTGCCACCCTTGGCTTAGGCAACATAACTTTTGCTGCTAATGCTAACGCTGCTCCAAGTGGTGTAGGGACTACGTTAAGCGAGAACTTATCTCTCGTCGTTACAGGTGATGCTAATGTATTCCCTGTCGGAATAGAAGGCATACTAACGGTAGGGAGTTTTGGAGTAGCTGCTGCAACACTCCTGCCTAATGTTTCTGGAACCCTAAGCCTTGGTGATATTGGTGTTTCAGCTACAGTATTCTTCCCTAGCTACACTTTAACCGCTTCGGTTGGGACTCTTGCAGCTACAGGCATACACTTCGACTTTGAGGCCATTAAGCACTTGTATAACACAAAGAGGTCACAACATGCTGGTTTCCCTGCTAACAGGTCTGTCAGACCTACGTTTAGTAGTCCTAGACAAGTTAAGCCCCTAAAGTCCACTCAAAACCTAGCTGCATAAGAGGAACGTAAGATATGAGCCTAGTTTGGCCTAACAAAGACCCTGATGAACTGTTAGACTACAGTATTGATTGGTCTGATATTGTTTCTGGGTTTACCATTAGTACAGTAGTCTGGTCTGTAAGGTCTAATGTTAACCCTGCCGAGACTGTATTAGCTGCTGGTCAGGACTTAACTACCGCTACTAGTAGTGCTATTGTTGACAGCATACAGAACATACAACAAGCCTTGTCGGGAAATAACGCAATTATTTATATCGGTGGTGGAGTAAGTGGTAGAGACTATGTCTTCGTTTGCACCATTACTACAAGTATTGCAACCACCATACAACGTGCTGTAATCTTAAGATGTAGGAGCGTATAATGACCTCATCAACTGACTATAATAAGTTTGCTAGATCAGAGTCTCCGTATGCCAGTAACAACAACGAGAACGTAGCTACCTTCAATACAGCTACATCTAAGTATGATGTTACTCACGGATCATCCCCAGCCAAGCTAAGTAAGTTTGTTACCTTTAAAGAGGCTAAGTGGTTTAAGGAATACTTAGCTAAGTACGACTCTGATGTAACCATACTGGTAACAGTTGCGTCTGGTACAAATTCCTACGGAGCGGGTAACAAGTATTACTTCGGCGGCGTAGTAAGTCCTACTATCCCTTTTGCTGCTGGTAATACCTACATTTTTGATCAATCGGACTCATCAAATGCCACGCACCCCATACAGTTCTCTGTTACTGGTAATGGTAGTCATGCTGGCGGGTCAGAGTACACCACAGGGATAACTAAGGTGGGTACTGCGGGTAGTTCGGGAGCTACTGTCACAGTAGTCGTAACTGGAAGCACTCCTACCTTACATTACTACTGCCCGAATCATAGTGGAATGGGAAATCAAGCATAATGGCTGAGTATCAAGGCGAGAAAGTCACACTGAATAAACCACGGCGTATCACAGGTGGTAACAAGAAATTTGAAGTCTTTGTAGAGAGTGGAGGGAAAGTCAAGCGTGTATCATTCGGTGACCCCAACATGGAGATTCGACGGGATGACCCGAAAGCTCGGGCCAACTTCCGTGCAAGGCATAACTGCGACTCAAAGAAGGACAAAACAACAGCAGGATATTGGTCTTGCAGAATGTGGGAGGGAGGAACCTCAGTGTCACAACTCACAAAACACAATATCGAAGGACAAATCCTCAAGGCAGATGATGAACAACGTCTCGTCTACGGGTGGGCCTCAGTCGTTACCGAAAAGGGCGAACCTGTGGTTGATCGCCAAGGTGATGTTATCGAACCAGAGACGCTTGTTAAAGCCGTGAACAGCTTCATGGAAAACATTCGTGTCGGAAAAGAAATGCACAAAGGGGACCAAATTGGTGCGGTTATCCACTCCATGCCTATCACTAAAGAGATAGGTGAGTCCCTTGGCATCCAGAGTGACCGTGAAGGATGGGTCGTAGCTTTTAAAGTATACGATGATGACGTCTGGGCTAGGGTCAAATCTGGTGAACTTGCGGCCTTCTCAATAGGTGGTCGTGCTGTAAAGGAATCTTATGATGCCTAACTTACTGAAACAACTAGAGCTGGATGAACTGTCTTTAGTAGATCGTCCAGCCAACAAACAAGCAATGGTCTCTCTTTATAAAAGGGACAACTCCGAGGGAGATACTATGGAGAACGAAGTAGAGAAAATGTCAGATGACATGAAAGCAAAGCTAAAGCCGTTTATGGACAAAGGTATGTCCGAGGACGAAGCTATGAAAATGTATAACATGAACATGAAGAAGGACGTTCAAGGTCCACTTGATGAAGTTGATACAGTCAAAGCAGAGCTAGACCTAGCTAAAGCCGAGATTGATCGTCTTAGCAAGTCGCTAGAAGAAGCTGGTTACATTGTTAAAGCAGAGTCAGTCGAGAAGATGGTTGAGCCTGAGTTTGTAACTTACGGTGAAGAGCAGATCAACAAAGCTGATATCCCTGCGCCCATTCTTAAGGCACTGGAAGAAGCAGAAGTTGCTAAAGCAGATGCCATCTTGGTTAAGCATGCAGAAGCCGAATTGCCAAACTTTGATATTGGAGTAGCCAAGTCTTTGGTTGCCAATTTCGGAGACGAAGAAACAATCATGCAAGCACTCAAAGCAGCCGACAAAGCCTTTGCTGATAGCATGACTGAACTGGGTAAATCTGATGTTGACGGAGAGTTCACCTCTGCGTCTGACAAGCTGGACGCCCTCGTAAAGTCCTACATGGACGATAACAAAATGAAGAAGAGCCAGCATGCCTTGGCCTACGCTGCCGTAGCGAAGACCGACGAAGGCAAAGCTCTTATCACTAAATCCTATAAAGGGGAATAAAAATGGCCGTAACTCAATCACGGGACAACCGTACTCTAATCGCTGGCGCAGACCTGAGTACATCTCAGTTCTTGTTTGCTAAAATGGATGCAGCAGCTAAGGCTGTTGTTGCAGGAGATGGCGAAGGAACTATTGGTGTCATCGAAGTAGGTGCTGCTTCTGGCAACGCTTGCACTATCACTCACTCAGGTAAAGTCATGGTAAAATGTGGCGGTACTGTAACCATCGCTGATGACGTAGGAATTGATGCTGCTGGTAAAGCTGTCAATGCTGCCTCTGGTGACATCATTGTGGGTCGTGCTTATGAAGGCGGCGTGACTGATCAGGTTATCGCAATCGAACTGGTCCTAGCCGCTAACGCACACGCTTAATAGCACAGAATAAGGAATAATAAAATGCCACTATTGACTCCATCACAGGTGCATATCGACCGCCCGTTGTCTAACTTGACACTGGCCTATGCACAATCTCAAGAGAACTTTATCGCAGATAAGGTATTTCCCACGGTAGGGGTACAGCGTCAGTCTGACAAGTACTACATCTATGACCGTGCCAACATGAACCGCACAGGTGACGTAAAGAAGCTTGCGCCACGGACTGAAGTCAACCGTATCGGTATGGCTATCTCAAACGACAGTTACTTTGCTGACGTGTATGGCCTTGGTATGGACTTCGATGAGCAGACTATCGCTAACGAAGACGAAGTACTGAACATCCGTCAGGCTGGTGCCGAGACTCTGGCTATGCGCCTGATGATCCACCGTGAAGAAACATTTGCAAGCACGTTCTTTGCAAACAGCATTTGGACAACTTCTGTCTCAGGTGCAGCTTCTGGTTCTGCTGTTCCTATCTTCTGGAATGACTACACCAACTCAACACCAATCGCTAACGTCACACTGGGACGCCGCACTATGCAGCTTTCCTCTGGTGGTTATAAGCCAAACACTATGGTTGTTGGTAAGGAAGTCCGTGACATTCTGGTTAATCACCCAGACATTCTAGCACGTCTGAACGGTGGAGCTACTGTAAGCAACACTGCTCTGATCACAGATGCTAAGATGGCCGAAATCTTTGAGGTAGAGAACTTCTACGTCATGGAAGCAGTCCGTAACACCGCTGTAGAGGGTGCTGCAGAGGCAACTGCCTTTATTGGCGGCAAGCATGCCCTTCTGTGCCACACGCCTTCTAATGCGGGTCTCATGACCCCTGCGGCTGGTCTTACCTTTGCATGGAACAATATTCCGGGCGCAAACAACCTTGGTATCACTGTTGAGTCCTTCTCGGACGATGCACTGAAGCGTCAGCAAGTTGCAGAGCATATCCAAGTTAAGATGGCTTATCAGATGAAGCTGGTTGGCCCAGATTTGGGTTACTTCTTCAACGCTATCGTACAATAAAGTGTACACAGGTGGGATGCTTTAGGGTGTCCCACCACCTACATAGGAACCCCGACTATGATTAGATCCGAAGATTTCCCGTTTCAGATAGACAGACCTACGTTTGTAAGAGTGCCTTTTACTGGTGCTGGTAGACAGTGGCAAGCTGGTGAGCATTTCCCTTGGAAAGAACTCAGCGTAGATGACAATAAAGTTCGTATCCTTTACGACCAGAGAACCCTCTTTCATGACCCCTCTAAGGAGACCAGTATGAAGGTTGGTGACGGACTTGAGGCCTTAGATAGCGATGGTCTTTCCTCTCTGGTAGATACGATTAACGAACAGGTCAAAACCTCTTGTGCGACAACAAGAGAGTATGACAAGAAGCGTTGCAAAAAGTCTAAGCTAGTAGATAAGCAACGAGGAATGATCCGTAGTTGGAGGCGTAATTACGGACAGTTGGAGAACGGTTAATGGCTTGGACGTATGATCCTACTACCCTTGGTACTGTTGACGCAGACGAGAGGTTGAACAGTGTTAGGTTGTTATCTGGTGATACAGATATTACTGACCAACAGTTGCAGAATGAGGAGATTGTATTTAGTCTTACTCAGACAGGTAACAATGTTTACTACTCTGCTGCTTGGGTAGCTAGGGCCATATCGTCCAAATACTCACGACTGGTTGACACACAACTTGACGGTGTACTAACCTCTAAGTACTCTACTCTAGCAAAGCAGTACACGGCTCTTGCAGATAACCTTGAGTATCAGGGTAAGACTTCTGGTGCTGTTATAGGTATCAAGGCTGGCGGTATTAGTGTGACTGCTGTTAAAGCTGTCCGTGAAAACACTGATAGGATTAAACCCAGCTTCAGAAGAGATAGATTTAAGAACCCCGAAAGTTACGACCACTCTGACGATTACACTAGCTAGGGGTAAGAAATGTTTAGGTCGAGCGATTTATTCCGACTTGTTAATGATCACGGTCAGTCTCTGACTCTCCGCAAGGTCACTACAGATGGCACCTACGACCCTGCTACTGGTAGTAGATCAGGAGAAGTAACTACAGATATCAGCATACTAGGATACTTCTACAACTACAGCTTAGGCCTTACAGGTAACAACGATGAGATCGTAAGGGGTCAGAGAAAGCTCCTTATATCTGCTCAAGGGTTAAGTGTTATCCCTGATGACGAAGACCTTATCTTAGGCAATGGTGACACAGTAAAGGTAACTTCTGTGACAACCCTGTTCTCTGGTGGTGTAGTCTTGTGTCATATGTGTAGCGTTCAGGAGTAAACTATGACTGTAAAGTTAGAAGGTACGTTCGAAGAGATCATAGATAAGATTGAAGCCCTACCTTCAAAGGTAGTTTACGACCTTCTTTCTGAGTCTGTGGACTTCTTAGTTAACAAGTCTCCTGTAGACACAGGTGCTTATATAGAGTCTCACGCACTTAGTTCTGGGGGAGGAAAAACTCGTAGCGTAAATCCTAGAAGTAGAAAGAAAGGTACTGGTGATAAAGTCAAAGCTAAAGCACAGCTTGAGGCTGACTTAGAAGAACTAGACTTCTCACAAAACACCTTTGTATTTAATAACCACTCTAACCATGCTTGGGTAGTTGAGCAAAACCCCAGAGGAACTGTAAAGAGTCCTCACATTTATACTCAGTTACAAAACTACATAGGCACTGGAAAAGTAGAGGTAAAGAATCCAAATGGCTAGTATACACAAAACCATCAGAGCTGCACTAGAAAGCCGACTAGCCACTTTAGCCACTGCTAACTCTTTTTCTGTAGCTTTTGAGAATGTTTCCTTTAGCCCTATTACTGGAACATCTTTTGTTCAGTGTGAGTTTATTCCCGTGCAACGTATAAGGGCAGCAAGAGGCCCAAACTCTCAGATACTTTATAAGGGTATCTTTCATATAAACGTACATGCACCAGAGAATACTGGCCCCGCAGCAGCAGAGACACTAGCTGAACTACTTATTGACAACTTTGAGTCAAACACTGACGTCTCTTATACAAGTGGCGGAACAACAACCATCGTATCTATAGACTATGCTGAGAGGCAGCAGGGCTTCACAGATACACCTTGGTACTTCATACCGATCACAATCGGATGGTACATTTATAACTAGGAGAATAACACATGCCTACCTTCGCACAGGGTTCACGCTCTAGCTTAAGCCTCGTTAAAGAGGTCACCTTTGGTACTACCCCCGCTGGTAATACCGCTAACATCCCCTTCACCTCGCACAGCCTTAACCTGTCTAAAGACTTGGTTGCTGGTACTGATATTCAATCTGACCGTATGCCTCGCCATGAACGTCACGGTAACAAACAATCTGCTGGTGACATTGTAGTTGACCTTCGTAAAGGTGACTATGACCTACTACTTGAGTCAGCTATGCTTAGTACGTTCGATGCAGGTGTTGCTAACGTCTTAAAGGTTGGCGTTACGCCCATGTTCTTCAGTATTGAAGATTACTCTGCTGACATTGATCAGGCTCGTTTGTTTACAGGTCAGACTGTTTCTACTATGGGCATCTCTATTGCACCTAACCAGATGGTAACCACTACCTTTGGTATGGTTGGCAAGGGCATGACTATTGGTTCCACACAGAGGACCCAAACAGCAAACACAGGCAACGCCCCATTTGATGCCTACTCAGGTAACATGCTCTTGGCTAACCAAGGCGTATCACTGGCAAGTCCAACTAACGATTTACCTATCATCACACAGCTTGACTTTAATGTAACTAACTCGTATGCGCCAACCTTTGTTGTTGGGTCTGATGAAGCACCAGCTCTTGAAGTTGGTCGTGCAGAAGTTACAGGGTCGTTCTCTGCATACTTTCAGGATGATGCTCTTATCAACCGCTTCTTGGACGAGGATGAGACAGCTATCTCAGTATCTGTTGATGACCCAACAGGGACTAACGCTTACACCTTCTTGTTCCCAAGAGTTAAGATCAACACTGCTGACGTAGGTGTAGATGGACCAACAAGCCGTATGATTAGCGTTGGGTTCACTTCTTTGTTCGATACCACAGAAGCAACCAACCTTAAGATTACCCGCTCATAAGAATCCCTAGCTAGGGCGGGGGGCATCGGTGTCGGGTCTGATGCTCCCCTTTTACTAACCCGACATAACCCTGACAGGAACCTGACATGGACTTGATGAACTTAAAGCCTACCTCCGACACAGTGGAAGTACTCTTAGTACACCCATCTAGCTTGGAGTCATTAACTAACAAAGACGGTAGTGAAATGTCTATCACAGTATACGCTCCTCACACTAAGGAGTATAAGGCTGTGATGCACGAACATACAAACAAACGTATTGCAAAAGCCTCAAAGAGAAAGGCTAGTAACTTCTCAGCAGAGGAACTAGAGGCGGATACGATAGACCTCTTAGCTCGGACAACAGCAGATTGGGATATTACCTATGATGGTAAGAAGCCTAAAATGACTGTGGCGCTCTGTAAAGAAGTCTACACACAATTGTTCTGGATCAAAGACCAGATAGAGGAGGCTCTTGCTGACTCTGTGGATTTTACCAAAGCCTGATCGAAGACTTGCTTGAGTTTGCGGAACATTCCTTCGAACTCAACAAGACCGACGAAAGTGGTACAAGCGAACTTTCACACCTAGAACAAGTAGAAAGGCAGACAGGTATTAGACCTAAGCGATTAGAGGGACCAGAGTTCCCAGTCCTTTTGTCACATATCTGGTCTGCCTTTGTTGCATGTAGCAAGGGAAGGACAGGGGGTTTTAGTGGTGCTAACCCTCTCCCCTACGAAAGTATAAAAGCTTGGATGGAACTTACAGGCACGCCACTAAACCCAAGGGAAGTAGAACTCGTTAAAGAGCTTGACGTGATATACATAAGGACGCAGTAATGCCAGTAGTAGACCTAAAATTTATGGTTCATAACCAACAGCAAATTAAGGACGCCACAAAGTCTTTATTAGCGTTTAATACTGCAAACGTCAAACGTGCTGCAAACTACGACAAGGTAGCTGCTGCTGATATTCGTGGTATGACTGCCACAGCTAAACTTAACAGGATGAAAAACAAGCTTCAGTCAGACCTGATAAGGCTTGAAAAAGAAGGTATACTCAGTAAAGACCAGCTTATACAGAAGGAGAAAGAGTATAATGCGATGCTCGTCCAAGAGGAGCGTACTCTTAAGAACTTTGTAGAGACAGATAGAACTCTCATCGCCCAAGAAAAACGTAAGCAGAAGATGGTAGATGAGTCTATCAAGAAGACTGAGAAGCAAAGCCAAAAAGTAGAAAAGCTTAAGAAGCAATACAGCAGTTCGTATGCAGCCCTACAAAAGTACGGGGAAGCTGTTAAAGGTATAAACCTTGCTTGGGGTGGTGATAAGACTGCACAAGGTAGGCAAGCACTTAAAGCCCTTAGGAAAGACTATGATGATTTCACCAATGCTCTTAAACGTGGCTCTATCGTAGATGCAGGAAACCAGTTTGCTCGTTACGGAGATCAAGCGTATAGGGCAACGCAGAAAACTAAGAGGTTTGCATCAGTTGGTCTGCAGCAAGCAGGTTATCAGGTCAATGACTTTATTGTTCAAATTGCCTCGGGGCAGAACGCACTCGTAGCCTTCGGTCAACAGGGTTCTCAGTTAGCTGGTATCTTTGGTACTGGGGGTGCGGTTGTAGGTGCTATCATCGCTGGTATAGCTGCACTAGCTAACTTAGTCTACCAGACGTACAGGGCTGAAAAGGCTATAGAAGACCTTAGTGAAGCGTTCTCCGACCTTTCAAGTAAGATAGGTACGATAGAGTCTATGGGGGGTCAGCTTGGGAGTGTCTTAAAGGCACCTATGACTCTTGCACGGTATGAACTCGCTAAGCTGCTAAAAGAGATGAGGGCGATAGACCTTAAGGACGTCCGAGAAGAGATCAGCCAAACTTTTGGTGTACAATCGCAGTCAAGGTTTAATAAACTAATAGGCCAACACGTCCCTGTTGTCGGTAAGGTGGTTATACAGAAAGAGGGCATACTTGCAGATATGCAAGAGGTTCTGGCAGAGATGCAAGGAACTAAGGCATTAGCCCGTGCGGCGGCATCGGGTACGGTTGCTCAACATGCAACAGACATTGGGAACCTGAACAAAGACATAAACGACCTAGCCACTGCCCTTGCCGCACCACTCAAATCCGAACAAGACCTGATTACTCTTGGGTACGAACTAAATAAGATCACTAAGGGTCGTAAAGGACTGCTTCAAGATCAAGTACGCCTGTTCATGACGTCTACAGGTATTCTGGACCTTATGGTTGATCAGCAAGTAGAAGCAGCAGAGACTCAAGAAGAGGCAGATAAAGCGGCGGAAGAAGCAGCAGAGAAAAAGAAAAAACTAGCCCTGCAAATGCGTCAGGCAAACATCAAGCACCTTGAACAGGAGCAGAAGGCTATAGAAGATGCCAATGCTAAAGAGGTAGCTCACCTTGATAGAATCTACGCCTTTAACCAAAGGATAACAGACCAGATTACTGCTTCTAACAAGAAGAAAGAAGACTACGATATAGCCAAGATGAAGACAGAGGGTGATCTGGCAAACGCCCGTGACCTTGAGATAGAACAAGCTAAAGCTATGGCTTTCCACAGGGCTATGGCTGGACACGAAGCGTTGAAACTAACCACCGCAGAGTTTAACACTATGCAGGCGTTGGCAGTAGAAGCTGGTAAAGCCGCCGAAGCCGCTGTTAGAAGGAAGCATGCCTCTGAGGATGCAGTGCAGAGCCTTCGGGATAGTACGGAAGAGGCCAAGCAGTTGGCACAATTCCTTGAGAGGGCAGCTAGGGCTTCTGATGCGATCAGTGGTGTTAACCTAAAGATAGAAGACAAGATAGCAGTGATGAAGGCAAAGATAGCTGCTGCTGAATCTGGGGGAGACGGACAACTTGCAGGGCAAGCGGTCAGTAGCTTCTTAAGTGCTAAACGTACTGTTATGGACGAGAGTCAAGGAGTCCTGTCACCCGAAGGTTTTGCTAAACTAGCGGAAAGAAAGACTCTTGAAAGAGAACTTTATGACCTAGCTGTGAAGTATAAAGAGCTTACTAAGTCTGGTAAGGGTGGCGGCAGCAAAGAAGAGGTAACTGCTTTCGAGATACTTACTAAAGAAGCTCAGGCTCTGGATTGGAGTATCAAAAAACGTGAGGCACTTATAGGCCTTACAGAAGAAGAGACAACTCTACAAACTATTAAAATGCAACTGTATGACAAAGCTAAAGACAAGATAGAAGCATTGGACGAGGCGGGTCAGATTCAGGCCGGTAATGAAATAATGAGATTTGCTAAGTTAATAGCTGCGGAAGAAGAGCGTGTTAGGGCACTAGAGAAAGCTGATGCTTTCCAAAAGGAGTTAGCTGCAACGATGGCCTCAACCTTTGCAGATAACTTTATGTCTATTGTAGATGGAACTAAGTCTGTAGCAGAGGCCTTTAAAGCTATGGCAGCAGACATTGTTAAGCACCTGTTTAAAGTCTTAATCATACAAACTATGATCAGGGCTATGGGCGGATTTATGGGTTCTGTAGCGCCTACTGGTAGCCTTATGGGTAACATAGGTAAGGGACTACTGTCCTACGAAGCTGCTAACGGCGGAGTGATGAATAACGGACAAGTGGTGCCTTACGCTAACGGTGGTGTTGTACAAGGTCCAACTCAATTTCCCATGTCGGGGGGTCGTACAGGACTGATGGGTGAAGCAGGCCCAGAAGCTATCATGCCACTCCAGCGTGGTAAGGACGGTAAGCTAGGTGTGCAGGCAGACGGGGGTAGCTCTAGTAACGTTGTTATCCACCAGAGCTTTAACTTCTCTGCTAATGGTGACGAGAGTGTCAAGAAGATCATAGCGGAACAAGCCCCAGCTATTGCTAACATGACTAAGCAGAATATTCTTAATGATCGCCGTAGGGGTGGTCAGATGAGACAGGCATTTGGGTAAGGAAATCTTATGACACTAAAGACTGCACCAACTAGCATAGGCTTTGAACAGATAACACTAACTGCTATGAACGCTGTTGCCACATCTCAGTCACCCTTTACCTATAAGCAACAGGTAGTACAGCACGTAGGTCAAGCATGGAAAGCTTCTGTTACCATACCACCTGTGCGTAGAGACTTAGGTGAGCCTTGGGTGGCCTTCTTGTTGTCGCTACAAGGGGGAGTTCATACCTTCCTCTTAGGTGACCCTAACTGTACAGAACCTAGAGGTACAGCAGTCAATAGCTCCCTTACAGCCACAGGGACTAAGGGGGCTGATACTGTGACTCTTGCGATATCTGACGGAACAACTCTTAAAGCTGGTGACTACATACAACTGGGTACAGCAGCCACATCTAAACTACACAAGGTCTTAGCAGATATATCGGCTGCTGGAGCAGTAGAGATTTGGCCTAGCCTCAGGGATACTTACGTTGGGGTTGCTGTGACTGTAAGCAATACTAAGGGAATCTTTAGGCTGGCAAGCAATGTACAGGAGTGGCAGATAGGTACCTCTAGTACCTACGGTATCGGCTTTGAGGCTATTGAGGTAATTGTATAATGAGCAGGACTCTCCCAACAGTAGTCTCTAACGCCCTAGACGATCCAACCATCCACCCGTTCTTTGCTGTAGAGCTTCTATTTGATAGTCCTAATGAGATACGCCTGTGGACAGGTGTTGGAGACCTTGACTACGATAGTCATACTTGGACAGGCTCTGGAAACCTGATGGCAATCTCTGCTATAGAAGAAGGCTCTGACCTTTCCGTAAAAGGTGCTAGTCTTACCTTTACTGGCGTAACAGGAGACATTCTCTCCCTAGCACTAGCAGAGCCATACCAAGGTCGGGTATGTAACATCTATCTTGGTATCAGAAGTGACACCACCGCACTAACACAGATGTTCTCTGGTTACATGGACCAGATGGCTATCTCAGAAAGTGCAGAACAGACAACTGTAGAGCTAACTGTAGAGAACAGACTAATAGATTTGGAGCGGCCTCGTATAGCTAGGTACACCTCTGCTTATCAGAAGTCAATTTATGCTGGTGACGAGGGACTAGACTTTATTGAAGACCTGCAAGATAAAGAAATAGTCTGGGGAAAGACTGTTGGCTGACGTAAAGTTTCAGCAAGAGTTCCTTTGCCAAGTCAGGGAAGAGTGTATTCCCCTGATAGAGAGTCACTGGGAAGAAGTGGCAATCAACAAAGACCACATCAAACTAAACCCTGATTGGGATGCTTATGAGAAGCTAGAAGAGTTAGGCATGCTGACTATCTTTACCGCTAGATGCTCTGACAAACTGATAGGGTATTTTGTCGTAATCTTAACAAAGAATATCCACTACAAAGACCACTTGTTCGCTTCTAATGATATCATCTACCTCAACCCAGATTACCGTAAGGGTATGACAGCGATAAGGTTGATGAAGTTTGCAGAGAAATACTTAAGGAAAGACGGGGCATCAGTGATGATAGTTAACACCAAAGTAAAGAACCCTTTTGATCCTATCCTTGAGAGGCTGGGTTTTAACCTTACAGAGAGGGTCTATACTAAATACCTTGGGGGTAACTGCTAATGGCTGTTGCTGCTGGTGCTTATGCCGCTGGTGCTACTGTAGCAGGGACCGCCGCTATTGTAGCTGGTACTGTAGCTACCTACGTAGCCATAGCAGTTGTAACCTCTGTTGTACTAAGATCATTGATGCCAAAGCCACAGATGCCTTCCTTTGGCGGTGGCAACAAGCAGAACAGGGGTTATAATATAACTCAGACAGGCTCTGCGCTAGATCATCAAATAGTATACGGCAAGATGAGGACAGGCGCAGTACGAGTGTTTGACGGTACTACGGGTTCAGACAACAAGCAACTGCACAGGGTATTAGCTTTCACTGGGCATGAGATAGAGTCCTTTGACCAGATATATATTAACGATGATCTAGCAACCGTTGCAGCTAATGGAAATGTCACATCACCTAGTCGTTATAGCGGTAAGATCAATATCAAGAAACACTTAGGTGCAGCCGACCAAGTTGCCGACAGTACTCTTGTTTCTAACGTATCTGGTTGGACAAGTAATCACAGGCTTCGTGGCATTGCTTATCTATACTGTAAGTTTACATACGATGCAGATGCTTTCCCCAATGGCGTCCCTGAGATCACTGCTGTGATCAAGGGTAAGAAGGTGTATGACCCTAGAGATTCATCCGCCGCCCCTGCTTGGTCTGACAACCCTGCACTCTGCATAAGGGACTATCTAACATCTACTGGGTACGGCTTAGGTGAGCTATCCGCTAACATAGATGACACGTTATTTTCCACTGCAGCTACCGTGTGTGATGACACTAGCACAGATGCGGGTACCGCACGTTATACAATGAACGGAGCCTTCACTACTGCTTCTACACCTGTAGACTTCCTACAAGATGCCATAACTTCTATGGGGGCTACCTTATGGTATAACCAAGGTTCGTGGAAGGTTAAGGCCGCTAAGTTTGTTGCTGCTTCAGTTAACTTTGATGAGAACGACCTTAGGTCTGGTATAAACCTAGCCACTAGGAACTCTCGCAGAGACAACTTTAACACTGTTAGAGGTACGTTTAGGGGAGAAGAGAGCAACTACCAAGTAACAGACTTTCCACCAGTAACCAACTCAACCCTTGCTACTGCCCTTGTTACTGGCGATTCATACACTATTACATCATTAGACGATGGCGCTGGTGGTGCAACTACAGACTTTACCCTTGTTGGGGCTACCTCTAACACAGTCGGCTTATTCTTCACAGCGGATTTATCTGGTGGCGCAGCTACAGGCACTGGCAAAGTAAACGCTTTTGTCGGGGCTGATGGTGGTCAAGAGACTTCCATAGACTTCGACCTCTCTTTTACTGACAACTCTATAGAGGCTAGAAGAATAGCTAGGATAGTGTTAGAGAGAAACAGACAACAGCTTACTGTCGAGGCTTCTTTCGGTCTTAGGGCTCTTCAAGTACAAACGGGAGACACCATAACTCTGACTAACACCAGACTTGGTTGGACGGCTAAAGAGTTTGAAGTCATGTCTTGGAGCTTCGGCTCTGTAGATGAATACGACTTACAAGTAGATATGGTTCTTAAGGAAATATCTGCCAGTGTCTTTGATGAGGTTGACGATGGTATAGTCTACGAAAGAGATAACACTACTTTGTTGTCAGCCTTTGAGGTGCCTACTTTAGCCTTTACTGCTGCTAACCTAAGTACTGAAGTAAGAAGGGTCAGGGGTAAAACTCTGGGTGTCTTATACATTGATGTTGTCAATACAAGTTCCATAGCAGATAAGATAGAGGTACAATACAAAAAGCCAAGCGAGACTAACTTCACAAGCCTAGCTACCCTTGGTGCATTTGTGGGTACAGAAAGGGTTGAGGTTGCGCCTGTAGAAGAGGGACTACATGATATAAGAGTACAAGCTATTAACACTCTTGGTGTTCATGGAGACTTTACTACTGTATCTAACTACAATGTCATAACCCTAAGTGCGCCACCAGCAGATGTAACTAACCTTACTGGTAATATGATAACTGGGGGCTTTGAACTTAGTTGGACACCTGTGCCTGACCTAGACTTAGCCCACTATGTAATTAAGTACTCTAAGGTATTGTCAGGTGCTTCCTACGCTTCTGCTACAACCGTCCGAGAGTCCGTACCCGCAAGTGATAGTTCCGCTGTTTTTACAGAGTATAAGCCGGGAACTTACTTCATTAAAGCTGTAGACGATGCCAGCAGCGGGTCTAATGAGTCAGTAAACGCAGCTAAACTTATTGAAAACATAGAAGCTGTGAGGAACACTGAGGTATTTACCTTGGTTACTGATAGTCCAGACTTCAATGGGGTCAGGGTTAATGTAGAGAAGGATTCAACGGGTATCAGTCTTGCTAAACTACCTACGTTTGATACTGCACCAGAGGCTACGTTTGATGCAAGGGGCGCTGACACAACCCCTGTAGGCGTATTTGATGACTTTGATAGCTTTATAAGCACAGGCTTCTACTATTTTGAAAACTATGTTGACTTAGGCTCTAAGTTCCAGAACATAGTTTCTTATGTAGAGGAAAAGTCAAGGTTTGATAAGACACAACTCTTTGACGCTGAGAGTGGCCTGTTTGATGCTCAGACAACATCTTTGTTTGATGATGCTGGTCCTTCTATTAATGACGTTAGTACTGAGTTCCAGACAAGACATACAGATGATGATCCTGCTGGTACACCTACTTGGTCTGATTGGGTGGCGGTAAATGCTCAGTCTGGCAACGAAATACTAGCGAGAGCCTTTGAGTTCAGACTAAAGTTAGACTCTAGTAATACTGACGCATCTCCTTTGGTGACATCATTGTCTGCTACGATAGACATGCCAGAGTACTTAGTGTCTGGTAAGGACATAACTTTTACAGGTACAACTAACATAGTGTACAGTGTACTTGGGGTGGCTCACCCTTTCAATGCAGCCCCTGCTATTGGGTTGTCCATATCTAATTTAGCTGAGACAGACAGATATACTATAACAAACAAAACTAGGTCAGGGTTTACTATAAACACCTTTACTGGTGGCTCTGCTAGTACTAACAGCGTAACAATAGACTATGTAGCTAATGGCTACGGGAAGGAGTTCACCTAATGGCTCAATTTGACTTTACAACAGCCGATGGGCCGATAGTAGGAACTAAGGGTTTCCCTAATACTAGGGCCGATATTAACTCTGCACTACTAGCCCTAATATCTAACTCTTCTGGTGATGCAGAACCTACAGGAACCCAAGCTAATCAGTTCTGGTATGAGACTGACACTAACATCCTTAAGATCAGGAATGAAGCTAATTCTGGTTGGATAAATGTACTTACACTAGACGAAAGCATGACCGTCTCCGCATCAGAACTTAACTTGCTTGATGACTTAACTAGAGGTTCTATACTTTATGGTAATGCTTCTGGTGCAACTGCAAGGTTAGCTAAGGGTGCAGCCGATACTGTACTTACTTCTGATGGTACAGACATTTCGTGGGGTGCTGGTGCTGGTGGCGGTGCTACAGAGTTTATTGCTTCATTAGATGCTAGCAATTCAGCTACTCTTTCTTTTACAGGGTTTGATGATAGCAAGTATGACAGCTATTTCTTTACATTTCTACACGTAACTAGTGCTAACGATGTTCAGAATTTCCAATTAGTAACGAGTACTGATGGCGGCTCTAATTACGATACAGGTTCTGCTGATTATAATTTCAATTATTCTGGCAGGTCTACCATTGCAATCGGTGGCGCTGACACAGATTTTTCAGCTATAAAACTTAGTTTTCTGCAGGGAACTGCTTCAGCCGAAGCAGGCGGGGTCAGTGGGCATCTGTATATATATGGCCCCCATCTAGCTCAGCCGACCAGAACAATAGCCCAAACGAACTATTGGAATCGTAATGGAGTGCGAGAGATAGCTCAGATAGGTGGGGAAAGAATGTCAGCAGCGGACGTAAATGCCTGTAGATTTAATTTTAGTAATGGAAATATCGCATCAGGAACAATAACTATGTACGGAATTAAGAACTCATAGGAGAGTGTCATGCCACGATACCACAACATAGATGGTGAACAAGTGCAGTTCACACAAGCCGAAGAAACTGCCCGTGACGCTGAAGAACAGGCATGGGACGCTGGCGCTAATGACAGGGCTGCTGTAGGTGTTCGTGAGGAACGTGACGCACTACTAGCTGAAACTGATTGGATGGCTTCTAGCGACCTTACCCTGTCCTCTGAGTGGGTCTCCTACAGGTCTTCTCTTAGGGACGTACCTAGTCAAGAAGGGTTTCCCAATACAATCACTTGGCCAACGAAACCAGAATAGGAGCGTAAAATATGAGCCAACACGACTTTATCATAGATAACCAGTTCTTCCCCCAAACTAGGGCTGACATTAACGCTGCATTACAAGCTATTGCATCTAACTCTTCTGGTGATACGCAGCCTACCACTAGGTACGCTAACCAGTGGTGGGTTGACACTACCGCTAACAAACTTAAGTTGCGTAATGAAGACAACGATGCTTGGATAGATATAGCCACTTTAGATCAGACTGCTGACAATGTGTTGTCTCTCAATACCCAGTCTATTACCACGGCGGCGATAACTCTAGGTTCAACGGCACTGACTGCAACTGGTGATGAAATCAATACCCTCAAGGTTCAAGGCAAAGAAACTATCTATGTACCCGCTTCTGCTATGTACCCAAATTCAACTAACGGTTGTGCTGGACCAGAGCAAGTAGAGCTTGCCAATGGGCCAGAACTTAAGGTGCTTGACTTCGACCCTAGCACTGCTGAGTTTGCACAGTTTAGTATTGTTTTCCCTAAGAGTTGGAATGAGGGAACCGTAACCTTTCAAGCGTTCTTTACTGTGAACGGGACCAACACAGGTACAGTTGGTTGGGGTTTATCTGGTGTAAGTATTGCAGACGATGTAAGCGCAAACACTGCTTTTGGCACCAATGTTTTAGCTACAGCTAAGGCTCACAGTGGAGTTGCTAACGACTTAGATGTATCAGTGGAAAGCGGAGCTGTAACCATAGCTAGTGCTGCCGAAGACTGCTACACTTTCTTGCAAGTTATGAGAGATGCCACTAACGATACTCAAACAGCAGATGCTAGACTGATGGGTATAAAACTGTTCTTCACAACAAACGCAAAGAATGACGCATAATGACTGGGTTTGGCTATAACATAAACGGGTTTGGTGCTTTCAGTGGCGGAGTTATAGCTGACGTAGTTATCTCCTCTAACGTGTCAAATATAAATTTGAGGTCATTGGCAATATCCCAAGGTTGGAACCAGACTAAAAGGCTAGTTGTTTTAATTGAAGCTGGGGTTTATGTCTTTGCTAGCTCAGCAGGGTCCCCAGCTTTAACAATAAATGGGACTTATCCTAGCGGTGTAGAGCTAATTAACGAAGGTTTTATTGTTGGTGGTGGGGGAAACGGCGGCAACAGAGGTAGGATGACAGGCTTTGATCAATATGGCAGCATCGCAGGTACTGGTGGCACAAGTGGAGGAATAGCTTTAAGAGTTTTAAGTGCAGTAACCCTAGACAATCTGGGAACAATCGGTGGCGGTGGCGGCGGCGGTAGTGGTGGTTTTGGTGGTCCCAATGGCCCTCCCTCAGGATTTTTCCCCATCAATGGCGGCGGCGGGGGCGGTGGTCAAGGCATCGGCGGTTCTGGCGGTGCTGGCGGTGCAGGAAGCGGTTGGGGCGATGGTGCTTCAGCTAATGGTGCTGCTGGAACTCTTACTTCAGCAGGTGCGGGTGGCGGCAATGGCGGCGCTGGTGGTACTTACGGAGTCCAAGGAGGTGCTGGCGGCGGGTATGGAAGAGGGGCAGCAGGCTCCGCTATAACTGGAAATAGTAACATTACATACAAAACCACAGGCACAAGATTAGGGTCAGTCTCATGAGTAAACTACTAGAGTACAGGTATAACGGACGCACTTACAGCACCGAAGGTGTAGCCCAAGATGCGGCTACTCAAAGGCTGTCAGGTTTTACCGAAGAGATCAAAGAGGCCTATAGTGTTTCTACCGTGACCAGAGAGTTGCACGATGAGTTTTTATTAGACCGTAAACCTAACCTTATCATAAAGACTACAACTCATGTTCCCGAAGATGGGGGCATATCAAACGGCACTGCGTTAGTTGAGATAACCACCACAGCAAACTTTTCTTTTTAATAGGAGCGATAAATGGGATACACACTAGGACACCGAAGCAGGCAGAACCTGTCTGGGGTGCATATAGACATGATAGCTGTTGTCGAAAGGGCACTAGAGATCAGCGAAAAGGACTTTAGCGTAACTGAAGGGCTTCGTAGTCTTGATCGACAGAAGGAGCTTAAGGCCACAGGTAAGTCAACTACACTCAACTCTCGTCACCTTACGGGACATGCAGTAGACGTTGTACCCTACCCTGTGTCATGGGAGTGGGAAGAGTTCTACCCTATCGGGGATGCTATGAAGAAGGCAGCAGAGGAGTTAGATATTAAAATTGTTTGGGGTGGTGATTGGAAGAAGTTCCCTGATGGGCCACACTTCCAGCTAGATTGGAAAGCCTACCCCCTTGACTAGCGGGGATGAACTTTGGGTAATGAATAAAAATATATCGGCAAGTCTTATGTTTGCCTTGGTAGTGCAAGCCGCAATGATAGTTTGGGCTATTTCACAGATGAGGGCAGACGTAGATGCCAACTACGCCTCTATAGTTAGAATAAGTGCTGATGTTAAGGCTGTTGAAACATCTTCAGTTACCCAAGCTGTGCAGCTAGGAAAAATAGAAGAGAACATAAAGGGCATAAAAGAGTCCCTTGAAAGGATGCTAGAGGTAATGGAGAGAGACTAATGCTAGATCCCATAACGGCCATATCAGCCTGTACTGCAGCCTTCACTATGACTAAGAAGCTAGTGCAACATGGTAGAGAGATAGAAGACGTTATGGGGCAGCTAGGGGAGTGGTTCGGTGCCGCCTCTGATCTCCATAGAGCAGGACAACAAAGAAAGACCCCTTCGACTATACAGAAGCTAACTGCTGGTGATAGTATAGAGAAGGAAGCCTTTGACATAATTGTCCATAAGAAGAAGTTAGCAGCTCAGGAGAAGGAGCTGATGTTCTTACTGAACATGAGGTTCGGACCCTCTACTTGGGAAGAGATGATCACTCTTAGACGTCAGATACGCAAAGAGCGTGAAGAGACTGTCTATAGGGCAATGGAAGCTAAGAAAGAAATCGTCAATAACATAGCCCTCTTCTTGTTGTCTCTGGGCATTATAGGCTTTGTTTTTCTAGGTACATATTTAATAGGTAAGGGTACAGGTTCGTGGTAAAGATGTTCGTCATACTGCTGATGCTTTCCACTGTGGGTACACAGGCTAAAGAGCCACGCATGGTTATCTGCAAGTTGTGGAAACGCATTGCTATAATGGGTATACAACAGTGCTGGTATCGTGGTCCTAACGGATCATCTGCTACGTTCTACCCTACGCCTTTAATACCTAAGTATGAGTACGGGGCAGCTTACCGACAATGTCCCCAACGTTTTGAGTGTGTATACGACTTTAAGAAACGTAGGCCTTCTGCACAAGAGATTATAGATGGATTGAAAGGAAGATAAATGAGCGTTACTATGGAAAGATTTCTGCACTGGAAGATCATGCCTCGTATTATGATGATGGTTATGACATACATGTACATCGAAGTACTGTTCTGGTTTATGCACCTACCACCTGATGCTATGACCTCACAGGCCACTGCTCTGACTGCCACTGTGACAGGTGCTATGACCGGAGCCTTTGCTGTATGGTTAGGACATGAGAAATGATAGGAGCCCTCATAAGCAGCCTTACAGGACTTGCGACGAGCGTCATAGATGGTAAGACACAGATCAAACTGACCGAAGCTGAGATCAAGAAGAAGCAGCTTACTGGTGAGATTGACTGGGACATAGAGGCTATGAAAGCTACTGAGAACAGTTGGAAGGACGAATGGATCACCCTACTGTTCAGTATCCCACTCATACTTGCGTTCTGTGGGGATTGGGGCAACGACATAGTAGCCCGAGGTTTTGCTGCACTTGAAGTTATGCCTCAGTGGTATCAGATTGCCTTAGGTGGTATCGTTAGTGCCAGTATAGGTATGAGGTCTGTGAGTAAGTTCTTTGGAAAGCGGTAGAGTATTAGAGTTCCCGCAGATGTCAGAGCTAGACAAGCAATACCTTGAGCTAGAGAAGCAGCAACAACTAATTAAACAGCAAGCAGATTTGATACCCAAGACTAATAATAAAAAGTAATACACAAAGTAAAGCCCCTGCGTCCAATTAAGGATACGGGGGCTTTTTTTATTTGCCGTGTTCTTCGTCTAAGTGCCTAAAGAGGGCATACATAGGAACCTTCATCTTAAATTCTAGGTCTTTCTCTAGCCTATCTACCTTCCCTGCTAACCACAAGATCAGTAGTGTTTGGACTACCAGTATGACGGATACTGCATCAGGCATCTTCCACCACCTTCATCAGCCTGTTGCCGTACCACTGAGCTTTCTTCAGGTCTTCTATGCCGTTCTTGTACCGCCATCGGTGTAAGTATTTGGCGATATTCCCACGTAGGTATCCGATGTACTCTTCTTCGGTTAAGAAGTCTTCGATGTAGTCGATACACTCAATGTAGCCTGTCCCATAGTGGGGCGGGTGATTAACCATGTCACTGTCAAAGTCACTGACCATCTCTTTCCACTTAGCCATCACAAGTCTCCTTTAGGCTTCTGGTTCTGAAACTGCATCCCTACGCAAAGACTACGAAACTCTGCTGTAGGGCTTGGTGAAGTCTCAAGCAGATATAGCATATTTAACTCTCTCACTGCTTGGCACTTCTCTTCCGTCTTATACACCGCATTAGGGGCTCTCACCGAATAGACAGGTACCCCGTCCTCCCACATGCTGAGTATTACTACATACACGTATATCATAAGTTCTCCTTCATAAAAACACGTACCCATTGGGCACATATATCACTTCTCACTATGTCGTCAACCCCAAACTCAATAACTGATACGGGCAACAAATGCTTCTTAGCTAGGTGTATCACCTTAGACAACCCATCTGCTTCCCTTAAGTCCGACTGTTGGACGTCACCGTTAAGGACGATAGTAGAGTTCTCCCCTACTCTAGTTAGTAACATCTTAAGTTCGTGGGTAGTTATGTTCTGAGTCTCGTCAACTATGATAAAGGCGTTCTCAAAGCTTCGTCCTCTCATTAAGGCCAGTGGTGCCATTTCGATATTACCAGATTTAATACCTGTTTCCACTGTACCCTTACCCAAGTGTTTGATTAGTACGTCTAAGACTGGCAAGGCCCAAGGGTAAGTCTTCTCTTCTAAAGAGCCCGGCAAATACCCTAAGTCTTTACCCACTGCCACGTGAGGTCTAGTAATAACAATCTTATCAATACTCTTAGTAGTGTACTGATCAGCAGCTACTGTGGCGGTGATGTAAGTCTTGCCTGTACCTGCTGGCCCCAACACAAAGACTTGTGTAGAATCGTTAAGGGCCTCTATGAACTCCTTTTGCTTAGTGGTCTTAGGGGTGAGGCCAGAAGTTGCCTTCTGATCTGCACCTTTATAAGTTGTCTTACGTCTTGTCTTGGGTTGCTGCTGTGTCACAGTCTGATCAACTCCGCTTCCTTGTATGGGATATGGTAGAATAACTCACCCTTTTGAATGTATCTACCCTTTGCGCCTCGAACAGTCTCCTCTGTCATCTGCTGCCCCCTGATCATCCAGCACTGTGTTAAGTGGACGTTAAAGACATAGAAGTTTACGTTACTGTCATACTTCTTTAGTAGCCTCTCTTTGCGATGAGGTATCCGTATCTCTGCCCAATCATCGGGCCACTCCTCCTTCCATGCCCTCTTAACCTCACCCTCCGAGTAATAGACGATACCCTTCTTTGTAGTCTCTACATCTGCAAAGTAGTTTTCTTTGACGTTAGACACTGTGTGTCCTTGCTTCTCCAAGATTTCAATAAGCTTGACCTTAGCAGGGTTGTCAAACCTATCGTACAGACTTTGTTCAAACCGCTTCTTTACCTCTGTCATTATGTAATATCCACCATCTCACAAACGTCACCAGTACAAGCCATAGTTTGCATACCACTGGTGTTGTCTTCTACCTCGTAGTTAGATAACTTAGTCCAGTCGAGACTCTTAGGTGAAATGTCAGTGACCTCAAGGTAGTGATCTTTGTCACACTCTTGATAGGGCGCCTGTTGGTACGTATGCTCATTGAAGGGCAAGAACGAGACACCTGACATTTCATCGAAGTGCTTGTATACAAAGGCCCCTACTTCTAACCACTCCTCACCCTTGACGTTAATAGTAACACTCGGCTTATGCTCACACCAATGACGTTGATACACCAGCCACATCTCTAGCTGTTCAATCGCAGTCATGTCAGCAGTATGAACGGCTCCCATAGGAGACTGCATAGGAAAGCTAAACACCGTAGTAGCATCAGGCTTCATAACGTCAGGCTCATTAGGGACACCTTGGTCTATCATAAACTGTGTCAGTGGGTCTTTATTATCTCCACGCACAGTACGGATATAATAGGGACTGTGACGAGCATGAATACCAGAAGCTGAGTCAACCAGTTGGGAAACTGTTCCACTGGGCTTAACGCAAGTAATAGCAGTGCTATGAGGGATACCAAGACGGTCAGCCCACTCAGCGTTAGTAGAAATAGCCACATCCCTTAAATGCTCCAAAGTTTCTGACAGGCCATCATTAGCCAATGTCATTAGTTTGTTGTCCATTATCCCTGTGAGTGACACACCGAGCAGTCGTTCTGCTGCGGTATTCGTGTTCCACATCTTTCGCAGATATGGGAAGTGTGTGTAGGTTGACTGTATGGTTCCAAGTATAGTCGCAAGGCGGACTTTGTCTGCAAGGTCTGCCACAGTGTCGTTTGCACGGATGACCACCTCCGTGAGATTACAGAACTGATTCGGGCGTAAAATGATTTCCGAACAGGGGTTTGTTCCGAAGTCGTAGCAAGACTCTCTACGGCCATTCTTTGCAGCTTGTTTAACTGATGCTTGTCTGTTGAAGATACCACGTTCGCCACTCCCACTTTCCATAAGTGCAGTCCACTCACGCATGAAGGACATACTATCAGGTTTCTCCGTATAAGCTACAGAGTTATTAGCCAAGGCACGGTGAGTTGCATTTTCCCACCAAGCTCCTGACTTAGCATGACGCATACGGTCATCCGACAGGTTGCTTAGAGATATCATAGCAGACCGTCTAACGCCCCCTACAACGACAACTTCACCGATCTTACACATAAGGTCATGACACTCAAGACTTGACAGGCTACGTCCCTGTGAGGCTTTGAATGTAGTTACTGCAAAGTTAAACAAGTCAACCAAAGGAGCAGGACCACTAGCACGACCACCAAACGTCTTAAGTTTAGCACCAGCAGGGCGAACTTTTGACACATCCCACTTAGGAATTTCACCAGCCCACAGGAGTGCCAACACTTGCCTGAGACCCTTAGCCCAGCCTTCCTTGCTATCCTTGATGACGACAGTCGTTTCGCTTTCGAAAAGCGTAGGAACCTCAGGGAGTTTACTGATGAACTGACGCTCAACACTGAAACCAACCCCCGTACCGCAAAGCAAGATGAACATAGCCTCATCGAAAGACTTAGGATCATCTACGGGTAAGTAGCTACAATTATACATACAAGTGTTGTCACGTTCAGCAGCAATACCCGCAGTCATAAGTGACCTCATACTAGGCATAACAGATAACGTAAGAATAGCGGCCTCGATATCACGCATGGTATCGGGGTCATTGCTTAAGTGCTTGCCAGCAATATTAGTCATGTACCGACTTACTGTCTCGCCCCAAGTCTCTCGACGTCCCAGACCCTCAAGCCACCGAGCATAACGACTGGTCGCAATAAAGGTTTGGTAGTCTGTTGGTAGGTAGTTACTTTTCATCTGTGTTCTTTCCTCGTTGAATAATATCTTCGTCTAACCAGATCATACGATTAATGTCACCACGGTTAATGCCTATGTCTTTTAGGATAGAGTTAGGCAAAGTGTTTAGTTGCTTGATGGTCTCTCTGTGTAGCCGCCAAGTCTGTAAGTATTTCCAGTACCTAGTGATCCAGCTCATACTAAGTCTTTTAGGTTAGGGGGTTGATAGTTTGGACCCTTCATAACCTTACCGTGTTGGTCTTTAATGGGTTTACCATCTTCACCCAGCTTTGACATGTTGGACTCATGGACTCTCTTAAAGGCCTCGTCTAAGTCCCAGCCAAAGGTAACAGCATATCCATATATTACGTATACTAGGTCGGCTAACTCTTTTAATCTAGCGTGTGCCTGCGTCTCGTCTGTGGCCTCGTAGAACTCCTCTCGGATCAGGGTAAACCTAAAGTCCTCTAAGTCTGAGCCCAGCTTATACTCTTTGTCCATAGGCTGACCCATGTGGTCAACGAACTGTGTAACCATTTCTTGTGTTGTTGCATCAGCAAACATAGGAAACTGGGCGATAGAGATATCATCGTTCATCTCCATGAAAGCGTCTATGTCATCTTGCGTAATCATTTCAGTACTCCTTATCATCTAGGTATTCGTCTAAGTCTATTAAGCCTGTGTGGTGCAAGTGAAGGGCCACTTCATCATGTGTCAAACCAGCGTCTAACATTAGTTGAAGTAGCCCAAAGTCTTCCACAACACCACGTAACGTGTGATCATCATGGTAGTTGGTCATTAGGTTTCAGGGTCTACGTGCTGGTTAAGGTGATAGTCGATTACATAGAGTTGATACGCCCGTTCAACACTAGATTTCTTCATTTCTGCCAACATATTAGTAAATTCAAATAAGCTACTCATGTCTTCCATCCTTTTATTAACTCCATATAGTGATCTAGCTTGGTTATTACTAGCCACTCTTGTCTGTCTGCTCTAAAGAAAACTACTGGCTCATACTCACCGCCTTGCTTGGCTTGGTCAACAAAGTCATAGATAGTCTTCAAGTTCTTCCTGCGCTTTACTTCAGCAGAGATAGGGATAAGCTCTCTTGCCCTTGGACTTAACTGAATGTCTTCCCCTTGTTGGCCCATAGCCGTTGACCTAACATCGTCAGGTTCTAGTGTTGGGAACGTCTTCAGTATCTTATCTCTTATCTCTTGTTGACCTAAGCGGCCTTTGGCTTTCGATGATGCGGCGGAACCCATAACTCTCCCTCCGTTCGTCTTAACCACAGTAGTCGGGCATTTTCCAGTACCCTTTCTTCGTCTCCGTCATACCGATGTACCACAGCGTGATACAACTCCTTCTCGTTAGTGCAATGAACTAGCATGTCTTCTGCCTTAACTGGACCCACTCTGTATAGACCCTTGATGTTATCTGCTGCATCCCCCATCAGGATTTGTTTGTAGAACCAGTGTAGTCCGTCAAACCTGTCCATATAGGTAAAGGTCTTCTTAGTCAGGTTGTAGTGAAGGCCTTTGATTTGCAGCATGTCCTTGTCAATGGTAGCCACAACTGCACGATAGCCAGTGTTAGCTGCATCCATAGCTATTAGATCGTCTGCTTCTTCTCCTTCTGAGGTAATGGCATCCCACTCTTCAGAGAGATACCTGCGAACAACTGGCAACATACTAGGCTTAGGCTTATCACTTCTGTTTCCTTTGTAGACCGCAGTCTTTGCAATATCGAAACGAAAGTTGCCCTTGCCAGTTAAGTAAACTGAGTGATCACCCCCCTCATTGTAGAAGGAACACTCTGCCAGTATCTCTTTCATAAACGCTTTAGCATACTCTAGAGCTTCTACCGCAGTACACTCACGCTTACCGTCCTTGTCTTCTACTTTGTGGGCGGCAGCACGGTATGCCACTATGTCGCCATCCACGATAGTCTTTAAAACTGGGACCATACTTCTTCTCCGCCCATATACTTTGAGCCTATAGCTAAGTCTCCAAACCCAGCAACCCTAGCCACGTTCTGACAGTGGTCTAGGAAGTCTTCAATAGTGTTTACATTAGATGATGAGTAGGAAGCCTCACGATTATCGTCAGGCCCCCATGCTTCTTGGCTAAGGGTAATAAGCTTCACTTAGAAGCCATCCTCTGATACGGTGGACTGGTACTGTACCAACTTAGTCACGCCGATCTTATCGACACGGCTTCCTGTACGATCGCCTTCACCATAGACAGTGACCTTGACCCGTACTTCAGTACCGTTACCCAGCTCACCGTCAGCGAACGTCCAAGCTGCACCCTTAGTCAACTCATCACCTGACCAGTTAACAACCTGTGGGGCGCCACCCAGTGCCTCTGCTACGGGGTTTACGTTGTCACGCTTGAGACGAATGTACTGGCCGATACCATATCCATCACCGTTACGTGGGTCTTTAAGACGCTTGTGTCCTCGGAACTCTTTTGCTACGCCAGCTTCCCAGAACATTTCTAAGTCTGCATCTGTGGACGGATAGAAGTTCATGTTAAATTGCCCTGTAGGGTGGAAGTCAGGGTTGCTATCCATGTTCTCTTTGAAGACCCGTGCATACTCTACGAAGCCGTTCATTACGATAACTCTTGCTTTACTCATTTTATATTCCTTTGTTGAGTGTTTATAGTATATAGTGGGTAGTAAGGGTCTTTCAACCCCCTTTAGTGTATTTCTGCATAACTTTTACCAAAAGAGTGATCTATACCTAACGGAAGGTTCAGCTTAACACTGTCATTGGCACAGCTCATAGCATCTTTTAGCATGTTAGATAGTTCTGCTTCATCTCCTTTCGGTACTTCTGCAATGATCTCGTCATGGAACTGCCCAAGTATCTTAACACCAGCCTTTCTGACGTGGCTAACCCAAGTGTCAAAGCAATAGACGCCTGTGCTTTGGTTTAGTGTGCTGAACCTGTCCTTGTCACTACGCAACACATGCCAGAACTTTGACACAGGGTTTTGTATCCACGACTTACCCATAAGCTCCCTAACCTTAGCATTGTTAGCCACCCTCTGTACTGCCCAGTTACGGGCCCAGAAAGCTTCTAGTAGGTTAGCTGCTGCCGTTTGTGTAAGACCCGTCTCACGTGCCAGCTTAGGGGCTCCTACACCATACGTGGCACTATAGTTAACGACCTTGTAGTTCTTCCGTAAAGCTTTAAGGCTAACTTCCCCAGAGTTGTGCTTGTCGATGTCTTCCTGTGTGACAGCACCAGCAAACTTAGCAAGGTCAAGGTGAGGGTCAAACCCTTCCTTAGACATGTCGTTAACGTAGTCAGGATCAAGGGGCTGCATGTAGTGACGCTTGGTAGTGTCCTCTAAGCTAACCATGTCAGCACCACACAAAGTCATGCCGTCCCTTGCTATCAAACAGCCACGTATGTCTTGACCGTAAGGCTTGTCCACCGAAGGTAGGTTAACCAAAGGTCGTGAGTGCTTGAACCTAAACGTATTAGTTAAGCCAGTAATGGTAGCCTTAAGGAACCCGCCTCTCTCACAAGAGATAAACGACTTGATGATACCAATACGGTGCGACAACACAGTAAGGCCGTCCAGTAATGCTACATCTTTGTTGACACTGATAAGACGTTTAACACTGTTACACAGCTCTCCGTCTTTACGGATTTGTGGTACCTTCCTTTCAACCATGTGTACAGCTTTGGTGTCACTTTCCTTAATAAAGTTAAACGTACAGGGCTCCCAACCCATAGAGAACAGCCAGTCCTTCACCTGATCTGGTGAGTTAGGGTTGGCTGGATCAGTCTTCTGGCAGTGCCGTAGGCTCTCTGTAGTCATAGGGTACTTAGATTCAGTCAGTAGTTCGAACCACTTGGTAGCAGCAGCAGAAGGTAGGCCGTTCTTAAGGGTCATACGATCAAGTGATGGTTTGTGCTTCATAACCCAGTGTTGCTTCCGAGGCATAACCTCCACTAGCTGATCGACCTTAACTGCCTTGGCTGCTTCCCAGTCAACTAACAGGGCGTTAGCTTTAGATAAGTCTACCCGCCAGCCATTGTCAGCTTGCTCTCTAGCAGTCTGCATCTTGGTTGTCAGGTAAGACAAGAACCTAACTTTCTCTGACTCCTGCATGTACAAGCGGTCAAGCTTCTTCTCTTGAATGCTCCACAGACGAGAGTTGATCTTTACATCTTCCTGACAACGGTGAGCATACTCATCCTGCGACAAGTTGTCCCAGTCATCTACTATAGGCTTAGGCACACCGAAGTCTTCACCATAAGATGCAAGACCATGACTGCCCCTCTCTGGTGACAGGTACCAACTGACACTCAGTGTGTCGATAAGTCTTGCAGTGATCTTAATGCCCAAGACCTTTTCGATAGCAGGAACATCGAAGCCTACAATGAAGTGTCCGATGAGTGTCTCTTGGCTCAAGAAGAACTTACGCATTTCATCATAGTCAAAGATAGACACAGGGTCTGCCATGTCAGGGGTCTTATAGCTTACAACGTGTATCTTGGTTAGCTTGTCCAAGAACCCGTCAGTTTCAATATCGAATACAGTCATAGTCATCTCCCTTGGTACTTACCGTTGCCAGACCAAGTAAACCCCATCCGCAACTGTGCATTTTTCATGTAGTCCACATACATCCTATGGGCACCAGCGTCTGTGACACCTTGAAGGGTATCACCCATACGACCAATCTTAACATTACAGGGGTGACATAAAAACCCTCGGAACATCTTACTGGTGTGGTCGTGATCAATGTTAAGCTTGTCTGAAACCTTACCACAACACTCACAAGCGGCTGGCTTCAAGGCTGAAAAGCCTTTACGCAAAGCATACTTAACACTTAAATCTAAGTGATAGCAACTCTTGCAGACGTTACGTCTACCGTCTCTCATACTGGGGGCTTTGTGAAACTCTGTGAGGGGGAAAGTTCCGCCACACGTGTTACATACCTTACTAGCAGTCATATCAATCTCCTGTGTATTGTCTGCACTAAATCTATAGCCATGCAGTATTGCTCTATGTTGAGATCATAGACCTCCCCGTCTTGATCCCCATAGGCGCCCAGTAGTGTCCAAGCTTCAGGGTCATACTTATCGTCCATGCCTAACCTTACTATGATATCTTGTGGTCCGTCAAGCACTGGTACGATCACTGTATAAACTTCGTTGTAGCTGTAGTAGTCCTGCTCGTCCATGTCATCGTCTATCGGTACTGTATTATCCATAGTCTAGTTCCTGTAAAGTAAAAGTGTCCATGTTAAACCGTAGTGAACCAGCATAGCCCTCTTCACTACATGGGCGGTTCTTCTCAACCTTCAAGGTCGTTGTGTTTCTTTCTTGATCGTCGTCTGCTTCTTTGTCTCTGCTCAAGTCTATAATAACTGAAGCCCTTTGTCCAATCATTTTACAATACTTTGGATCACCATCGTCATTAGTGTGTGCGATAGTAATGATACCTACGTTAAGCTCTGCTGCTAACTTAGACAACCGCACAGACAAGTCCGACAACAACTCTTCCTTAGAACTTTCGTTTCGACCTGAGACTACATCTTGGATAGGTTCAAAGAATACATAACGAACACCGCAAGCTTCACGGAAGTATCTGATCTGATCACACAACTCCTCAGTACCCTGACCGTCACCCAAGAAGAACTGATAGATACACTCGTTGGCAGCTATCTGTCGAATGGCCTCTTCCACTTGCTCAGTGGCACCACCAGCGTCGATCAGGTCTCTTCGGGTCACGTTCATACCCAGCTTGTAACTAACTAGCCCTAAGAGGCTCCTAAGCTTTGTCTCTTCCAAGTGCCAACTGGCGAAGGGTACATCACGTTGGATCAGGTTATACTCTAAGTACCGCATTACCTCTGTCTTGCCGATACCAGTGGGTGCCTTAATGACGGTAAAGTGACCTTGCATGAGTCCCATGATTTTGTCGTCGAGGGACTGGATACCTGTAGGCACAAACTGATGGTCGGGAGTCTCTCTAAACAGCTTAAGGAACTGATCAGCAGTGTTAAGAACATTGTCAGGAACATACTTCTTAGCGTTCCACCAAGCAGACTTAAACTCTTGTACAGCCCCAGCCTGTAGAAACTCGTTAGCGTCTTTGTACTTGTCATGCGAAACTCGGTAGGTCTTGTTGGGGAACAGTTTTGATATCTTAGTGGCGATAGCATTTCCAGCTTCATCACCGTCAACACTGATAATGATCTTCTCAAAGCTGTTGATCCACTCACTACAGTTCTCCCACAGTTTCTTAGAGGGGGTCGCAGAGGGCAACGATACCACAGGGTTAGTGTAGGTACCCGACTTAAGCATCTGGGCCACAGACAGGGCGTCCAGCTCTCCCTCAGTGATGGTCAACATCTTAGATGACCCAGCGGTAAAGAAGTTCATGCCGAACAACTCGTCACCCTTGAACCCTTCTTTAGCCCAGAAGCCCTTCTCCGTAAGGTTACGCACCTTCACGCCACCACTAGGGTACTTGTACTCTTGTGTGGTATCAAAGGTCATTACACCGTAGTCTTCCATAGTAGAGGCTTTGATGCCCCTCATGTCTACATACTTGCCTTTACCTGTAGTGAGTATGGTCTTGGTGGTCGGGATAACGTCAGCAGTCATGTCTCTTCTCTCCTTCTTTGGGTACTTATCTTTTGCCCAGTCAAACTCGGGCTCATACCTTGACGGGTATGCTTTGCCACAACTATGGCATTTTCCCATGCCCTCTGTGTTGTAAGAAAAGGCATCCGAGGAGCCGCAGTTTACATAAGGGCAGGGTTGGTGTGATACTTCAGTCATTGTATTCTCCTTTCGACAACACATATCATATGGCAACAAAGATACAAGTAGAAAATAAATATTTATCTGCCCCTTGACAACAAAATAAAAAGTTCCATCTACCTTAAGTACCCTTTAGTTAAACATAAGCTTTTAACTATTAGTATTAAACATAATAGTAATAACTTATGTTAAACTTATGTTAGTCACTAGTGGGTAGCTTTCTGCTTTCCATAATGATTTTACCATCTTGTTCAAACACACAGTACATGTAGTTGTTGTGTGTGATGTACAACGTGTATTGGTCTATCCATTCAATCTTCATTTAACTAACGCCTCTACTGATACTGGGAATAGTTTGATCATCTCGCTTCTTATGTAGTCTGCTACTAACCTTGTCTCATACTGTGTGTCAGGCTTACACCTAAGGTTGCACATGTCCATGAAGGCATCTAGTGATCCTGACCAGTACCACTCTGTCATGGTGTTTTGTGGTAGTATCATACGTGCTTGCTCTGGGCATATCCCTGCATGTATCATGTTCTGATACAGTTTCAGACTACTACGTTTATGACTAATGGCAACAGAACTTATAACCTGTCCATTTTCCATAAACATTGCCTCTGTGTCAGATGACCCCTGTTTCTTATCATCACTACGCCCACGCCACGCATCGGGCTCATAGAACTCAGGTGTGTCGTCTACATACCTACGACTAATCTCATTCCAACGCAGGAACTTATGCTTGACTAGTTGTCGGGCTACAAAGATTGGCGCCTTGACATGGAAGGAAGCAAAGGCATGCCCGAAGGGTGACATATGTTTATGCTTGGCTAGGTAGTTTATTAGCTTGGTGTCACCCTCTGTCATAGCCTTGTGTGTCTTGCCAAAGCTTACCCTAGCTGCGTTGACTACAGACAGGTCACTGCCCATGTGGTCTATGTATGTTACTTCTATCATAGTCCTGTACCTTTCCACAGTTTTACTTGTGCCTTTAGTTTGTGGTTCTCTTCTAGCAGACGTTTGGCCTCTCTCTCCCACATATCTGCCTCTCTCCTTACTACTTTGTAGTCCTCTTTACATTTGTCTAGTGTCTCTAACCACACATCTCTATTTATCATGTCTCTCTCTCCTAGAAGTTTGGCTCACCGTTATTATCAAAGGTTACATCGTCTCTTACCCATATGGGTGGTGTCTCTGTTTCCACCGTAGGGACTTTATGATCTAGTACACCAAGCATACGCAACTCTTTTTTTAGTTCTTCGCTCATATTATTTTCTCCTCTACCAGCACTAAATCAAATTCCCACGGAGGGTGCAAGCAAATTCCCACGGAGGGTACAAATTCCCACGTAGGGGTGACATATTTGTCACACTAAATTCCCACGGAGGGGCCAAATTCCCACGGAGGGCTTTCCATTGTAGGGGTATTAGTATTCCTGGGAGTCAGATTAAGAGTATGACTAAGAGTAATAGTAAGAGTCTGACTAAGAGTAATAGTCTTAGTGATAGTATAAATAAGACAAAGAAAAAGACCCTGAGTAACACTCAGAGCCTTAGTCAGATCAATAGTATTAGTATTTAACAGGGTAATAGTCTGACCCATAGTCCTGCTTTCTTTGCTGAGACTAACTCTGACTCTGCCTCTGACTTATTCCTGAAGAACTTATAGCATAGCAACTCTTTGCCAAACTCAAAGTATGGGTCATAGAACTCTAAACGGTAATTATAATACACGGAGAATCTCCCTTCCTCTAATACTTGTTAGTGCTATTTCCTGCGCCTCTGCCTCGATCCAGACCTTTGCCCCGCATGGCAGTGGGTGGTCTGGCTCATACTTTACCTCTGAGCTGACCTGCAGGTCTACCTCATGCACCTTGTAATTATGTTTATAAGTCTTGGCAGTCAGGGTTGGGTCATTCCTGCCGCTCTTGGCATTGGCTCTGATTATGTGTTGGTTAACGTGTATGCGTATTTTCATAATAGTTTTCCTAATAGTTAGCCCGATCTGGGCGATTGGCTGCATATGCGGCCCGTGTGGGCCTGTCTGGTGTTTTGGCTATGGTTACCGCCGGATTGGCGACAGGGCCTTCTAAGGGGCCTCCCACGGCCTGTGCGGTGGTCTGCCCTTCTCATCCAAAAAGGCCCGCCCAGACTGTTATCTCTGAGCGGACCTCTTAGGTCATGTATGATAGGTCAGTATTACCAGTAAGTGCGGCCTGCCATCTTTACATCTACTATGTCTAGCTCTTGGATGAGGTCATCATAGGTGATGTTATTAGCGTCTAGCCAGTCTGCGACCTGCGCAGGGTATTCTCGGAGCAGGTCTGTGATATCGTCACGCTCGTCACGCTCTGAGTTAGACACATTGGATAGGTATGGGTCGTCAAAGTAAGCGTTACTGGCTATGCGTCTATTACCTGCAACCCAATCACTAGCATAGCCACCAGACTGATATTTGAACTCTGAGATACTAGGGTCACGGGCTATGACTAGCTTAGACCAGTCAGCAGCAATGAGTGCATCTCTGAGTTGCTGCAAGTAATAGACGTCCTGATGCTCGTTCTTAGTATGCTGAGCATAGTAACCGACAGACAGGTTTGTACACTCTGCTACGTCTGAGGCGTACTCGTTACTGTCAGTATAAGAGCCTGTATCGTCTGGACGCAGAGGCAAGTCTAAGACAGTTGCTAGGGATAAGGCAAAGGCATCTGAGGCAGTACGCAAACCCATCTGATGAGTAATAATAGATTCCGTACCTTTACGATCGAATGATATTACGGCGTCTAGTCTTTGCAACCATCTGGGTGAACGATCGACTACATATCTGGACCCAAGGCAACCAATCTCTTCTGAGGCATGGCAAACATAAACACCCTCGACACCTGCTCTGATCATCTCTAGCTGCAACCATATGCCAGTGGTACAGTCTGCACCTAAGCAGGAACTGTCAGACATAGGCGGCAGGGATATGGTATCGCCCTTGACTAATACTTCTTGCATGCCGTCATGCTTATGCACAGTGTCATGGTGACTGGCAAAGCAGATCTTAGGGGCCTTGCCTATGACTAGGATATAGTTACCTTCACGGTCAGGTTGACCGAACACTGGTCTGAGGTACTTGTCACAGAA